TAAAAATCCAGGATACTTTGTTGAGTTTGGTGCCTGCGATGGAATATATTTATCAAACACCTTTTTACTAGAAACATATTACGGATGGCAGGGTTTGTTAGTTGAGCCTTCAAAGCATTATAATAAAATCATTTCATCAAAAAGGAATGCAAGCATAGATTATTCTTGTGTCTCAGATAAAACTGGAGACAGTATAGAATTTGTTGAGGTAGAAAATTTTGAAGGGCTATCAGGAATAAGCGAGTATGCCTATAACGATGTTCATACCGAGACTAGAAAAAGTCACGGCAATACTTATGTGGTAGACACTATATCTTTGAAAGACCTACTGGCTAAGCACAACTGTCCAGAAACTGTAGATTACATTTCAATAGATACTGAAGGATCTGAGTATCATATATTAAATGCGTATGACTTTTCTACAAAATTTAACTTAATTACTGTTGAACATAATAATACTTATACTAAAGACTTGATATCTGAATTGTTAATTAGTAAAGGTTATATTATGATTTTGCCAGAAGAATCAAAATGGGATAGCTGGTTTGTATCTGAAGAAACTTACGATAGGATATCAAAATGAATATAATCTATACTGGAGGCACCTTTGACCTGTTCCATTCAGGTCATGTCAATCTATTAAAACGATGTAGAGAAGTTGCGGGACAAGAAGGAAAGGTTGTAGTTGCTTTAAATACAGATGAATTTATATTTCAGTTTAAAAATAAAAAGCCTATATGTAGCGAGCAAGAAAGGCTAGATGTTTTACTGGCCTGTAGATATGTAGATGAAGTTGTTATGAATGTTGGCGGACAAGATTCAAGAATATCTATAGAAATGGTAGGTCCAAATTATATAGTAGTTGGATCTGACTGGGCAAAGAAAGACTATTATGCACAAATGTCATTTACCCAAGAGTGGCTAGATGAAAGAAATATAGGGCTAGTATATGTTCCATATACACAAACAATATCTTCTACAAAAATTAGAGGTAGAATGCAGTGAAGATACAAAGCTATTTAGTTTGTTGGGATGATTATCGTAATAATTGCATAGGTATAGAGTCTCAATTTAAATTAAATGGATTTAATCTAACCGTAATAAATTCTGGGCAACCTAAGAACGGCTGGCAAAATCTTGGAGATATAAGATATTATAGACAGTTTTACTATGCATTAAAAGACTTTAACTTTGATAACGAATACATGTTATTCATTTGTGGAGATTTAAGTAGCGACTCATGGTCGTCCATCATGAATAGAATGATAGATGTAGTTTCTAGACACGAAGATATTTATGCATATGCCCCACATTTTACAAATGATCCTTGGAATTTTAACTCTACAAATCTTAAGGTTTCTTCGCTAGATAAAGATATATCTATTGCTGTCAATACCAATGGGATAATGTTTTTAATACATAAAGAAATTGTTAAAGACATGTTAAATTTCTTCAACTACTTCCAAGAAAAATATGGTTGGGAAGGCATGGTTTCTGGTTGGGCTATAGATCTAGTTCATTCTTCATTTGCAATAGGGAAAGGAAAGCTAGTAGTAAGAGATAGCAAAAATGTCATCACCCATCCAGCAGGGTCATCTTATAATCATAGCAAAGCAACAAACGAAACTGCCTTGATATATAAAGCATTTAACGAGTTTTCTAAAGAGTATAGTCCAATAGTAAATAAAATTTACGGAAGGATGTCTCATGATAAAAATTATATGGAAGTTCAATCATTTTATGGTAAAGATTTAGATCTTAAAATAAAAAGAAATAAAATTGACTATCATATTATATACATAAACGATGAAAGAAAATGGAATAGAGATAGCATAGATATTTATTTAAATGGCAATAAGCATCTTATTAAGTCGGTAAATGCAAAAATAGAAGGTGCTAAAGAAAAGTTTACTGAAGATAATAAAGATTTTAAATTTGCGTGGGAATCGTTTAAGACAGGAGAATTTGGAAATTTTGCCAGTCATTATTTAGCCTGGAAATATGTGGCAGAAAATAATATAGATAAACTATTAATCTTTGAAGACGATGCTAAATTATCTGAAGAATTTATAGATAAATATAATCTATTTTTAGATTATTGTCCAAAAGATTATGATGTTTTTAGTATATTTGTTCATGAAAACCAGTTCCCAAGATTTAATCATAATGATATAATAAACGAGAATATAGCTAGGGGATATCAGGATTGGTCTACCCTTTGCTACGTAGTATCTAATTCAGGAGCAAAAAAGCTTTTGGATTACGTGAAAAATATAGGTATGGACTATCCTACAGATTGGTTTATATTTAGACACGGAGCAAAAGGTATATTTAATGTTTACACTTTGCCGCCAGAAAAAGCTGGCGGTGTAGAGATTGATAATCGATATGAATCTCAAGTTCAATAGGAGCGGATATGTTAGAGCCAGTATTTCCAGATTCAAAAGATTTTAAGTGTGATGATTTATATTTGCTTACAGTAGGCACGGAAGCAGGCAAAGAAATTCTTGAAACCTGCCATGAAATTGCACACATGTTGGTCAAAAAGAATATTGCCTACGGCAATTCAGCCCTTGACCCTGTGCGTATATTTTCAAAGGCGGGACCAAGAGAGCAATTACATGTTCGTATTGATGATAAATTAAATAGATTAATGAAGGGCACCGAATATCCAGGAGATAACGATATTGATGATTTAATTGGATATTTAGTTCTATTAAAAATAGCTAAGCAATTCCAAGACTGATTTTAGTCAACTAAGATGGTATAATATCTATATATGGACATTGAATTAGCTGATCATTTTGATCGCATGAATAAGGTAGTCGAAGAACTACTAAAAGGAAACAACCCAACCCAGATTGCTTCTATAACAGGCTTCAAACGTGCAGAGGTCTTAGGGTACATAGATGAATGGAAAGAGGTCGTTAGAAGCGATTCTGGAGCCCGTGACAGGGCAAAGGAAGCCATATCTGGAGCAGACCAACACTACGCCATGCTTATTAAAGAGGCTTGGAAGACCGTAGAAGATGCAGACCAAGCTGGCCAACTAAATATAAAAGCGACGGCATTAAAGTTAATTGCAGATATTGAAGGTAAAAGAATTGGCATGTTGCAAGAAGTTGGTTTATTGGATAATCAAGAACTCGCATCACAAATTGCAGAGACAGAACGAAAGCAAGATGTTCTTGTCAAAATATTAAAAGAAGTTACTGCTACATGTCCAAAATGTAAAATGGAAGTTGCAAAACGCCTTTCACAAATAACTGGCATAGTTGAGCCAGTTGTAATTGATGCAGAGGAAGCTAGTGGATCTTAATTTTAATGATCTCATCGATATCCTAGATGGCGAGGAATTTGATGAAAGGCCAGTAGACTTACGAACATTTGTTACTAGCCCAGATTATCTTGGACTTCCACCACTTTCTGAATACCAATATACACTTATAGAAAAAAGTTCACAGATATATAAAGAATCAACTCTTATCAAATTATTTGGAGAAGATGAGGGTCGTCGTAGATTTAAACAAACTTGCAACGAAGTAATTGCACAATTAGGCAAGGGCAGTGGAAAAGATTATTGCTCCACTATTGCTGTATCTTATATGGTTTACTTGCTTCTTTGCCTCAAAGATCCAGCAACATATTATGGAAAGCCGCCTGGGGATTCCATAGATATTTTAAACATTGCTATTAACGCACAGCAGGCTAATAACGTTTTTTTTAAAGGATTTAAAACTAGAATAGATAGATCTCCTTGGTTTATAGGTAAGTATGAGGCAAAAGCTTCTGAAATGAAATTTAATAAAGCAATAACCGTACATTCAGGTCACTCGGAACGTGAAGCATGGGAAGGCTATAACGTAATTGCTGTTATCCTAGACGAAATATCAGGCTTTGCAACAGAGAATACTACAGGACACGACCAAGCAAAAACAGCAGACGCTATCTACGACATGTATCGTGGTTCAGTTGTTTCCCGTTTTCCAGACTATGGCAAGGTAATATTGCTTTCATTCCCACGATTTAAAAATGATCCAATACAAAAGTTTTACGATTCTGTAATTGCTGAAAAGGAAACGGTAGTAAGAAGCAAAACTTTAAAGATGGACGATAACCTTCCAGACGGAACTTCAGGAAACGAAGTAACGGTGGAATGGGAAGAAGATCATATTGTCTCTTATACAATTCCTAAAGTTTATGCTTTGAAAAGACCTACGTGGGAAATCAACCCCACAAAAACTATAGAAAACTTTAAGGTTGAGTTTTATAAAAATATGCCAGATGCTCTTGGTCGTTTTGCTTGCATGCCACCAGAAGCGATTGATGCATTCTTTAAGTCAAGAGAAAAAATAGAAAAAGCTTTTAATAATATGGCATTAGCCGTAGATCAATTTGGTAGATTTGAAAATTGGTTCGCACCAGACCCTGACAAGGAATACTTTATACATGTAGACTTGGCACAAAAGCATGACCATTGTGCCGTATCTATGGCTCACGTTCAAAAATGGGTTAATGTAAAAGTAACCGATACATACTCCCAGCCTGCGCCAATTGTAGAAGTAGATGCAGTTAGATACTGGACTCCTACTGCAGATAAGTCTGTAGATTTTACTGAGGTAAAAGATTATATTCTTTCTTTAAGAACAAAAGGATTTAAGATAAGATTATGTACATTTGACCGCTGGAATTCCCATGACATGATGCAGCAGTTAAAAGCATACGGAATTAATACAGAGACTCTATCAGTTGCCAAGAAACATTATGATGATATGGCTATGGTTGTTGCTGAGGATAGGCTTACTGGGCCGCATATTCCATTGCTTATAGACGAATTATTGCAGTTAAAAATTATGCGTGATAAGGTAGATCATCCACGTAAAGGCTCAAAAGACTTGGCTGATGCTGTTTGTGGATCTATATATAATTCAATTAGTAAAACTAAATTTGAAACAAATCAAGAAATTGATGTGCATACGTACGATTCGATATCACGAAGAAATGATAGGCAAGAAGAAGATGTTAGATTAAATGTAATTAGGCCTCCCAAGATGCCCTCAAAATTGGCGGATGTACTAGACGGAATGGAAATACTATGAGTATATATCAAGATAAAGCTAAAGAATGTAAGTGCTGTGGAAAACATGTTCCTTTGCCAACTACTTTAAAAGAGTATGCTGGCTATATGCTTTGCCCTACAACATTTGCAAATGTAGTTGAATACAAGAGACTGTGGAAATCTCTTGGGTCAAGACCGCCAGGAAGCGTCAGAAAACATTTCTCTGATTATGTCCAGCAGTTGGTAGAAAATACCATTGACAAAAATGAGGACGGGACAATACAATAGTACCCTGTGGCGTTAGCTCAGTTGGTCAGAGCCCCAAACTCATAATTTGGTCGTCGTAGGTTCAAGTCCTACACGCCACACAAAAGAGAGTATAATAGAGATATGGATGAGGATATGGAACTGCAATACTATTTAGAAATAGGCGCCATAACACTAGAGGGCATGGATGAAAATGGCGAAATGATTTTTGCTATCCATGAAAAAGCCAAAGATGTGGCTCCAGAATTATGGCAGGCACACATCCAGCATGTTGATGAATCTTTAATTAAGCTTTATGAAAAAGGTTTAATGGAAGTGGAATATGATGAAAATTTAGAAGCCACTTTACATTTAAGTCCAGAAGGACAACAAATGGCGAAAGAAATGGGTTTGATCCAAATGGATTTCCCAGATACGCCAAACGATTAGGAGATAATTATGCCTTGGAATATAAAAAGAAATGCTGCAGGGTGCAGAGGTTACGCCGTTGTAAAAGAGGGCGGGGAACTAGTAGGCTGTCATGATAGCGAAACAAAAGCAAAAGCACATATGAGAGCCCTATATGCTTCAGAAGCAGACGCCAAAAAGATGAAAGACAAGAAAAAGAAAATCTACTAGACTTAAAAAATCTAATTTGTTATAATATATGTGGGTTGCCAATAGGGGCCCACATATTAATTTATTCGCTTAAAGGAGGAATAAAATGGTAACAACATTTGCTATGGATCTTTTTAGAGATCCATTTTTTATTGGCTTCAATCGTGAAGTAGAAAGACTAAACAATATCCATCGTGAGGCTACGGCCCAGTCTTTCCCGCCATACAATATTGTCAAGGTAGACGAAGATTCATATCGTGTATCTTTGGCGGTGGCAGGATTTGACAAGAAGGATATTGAGGTCTCAGTAGATAATCAGACTCTTATTGTTAAGGGTGAAGTTACTACAGAAGAGACTGGAGAGGTTCTTCACAAAGGAATTGCCGCCCGTAAATTCACACGCACATTTGCGCTTGGTGAATATATGGAAGTTGTTGGGGCTGAATTTAAGAATGGCATGCTACATATTGATGTAGATCGTGTTATTCCTGAAGACAAGAAGCCAAAGACAATCAAAGTCAAATAAGGTATAATGGTTCTGTCCATGTAGATGGACACGGGCCGAATAGTTACGCCTTGGGATACACCTGAGCATGTGTATAAACTGCTCATTAAAATTTAAGGAGAAAGAATGCCGAATTACGATTACAAATGTGTTATTTGTAACTACACAAAAGAAATTCCAAAACCTTTTTCACAATCAGACATGGTGGAGCTTTGTGAAAAATGTGGTGCTGCAATGGTTAAACAGTTTGGCACTTTTGGTATTCAGTTTAAAGGCGCAGGCTTCTACAAAACAGACAACGCTAAATAATTCAATGTTATAATTAACTTGTTACAAAAGTTGTAATAGGGAGTTTTAAGTTGACTAGGACTAAAGCTTGGAGATTATCATTAGCCACAATTCTTGGGCTTGGATGGCTATTCCTTGTTCCTTTAGATGCTAACGCAACATGCGTTAACTATATACAATCACAAACAATAGCCGCTGCATATGAAGGCGATTCAGAGCCAACCGTTCATCATATGGATACGTGCTCTGGAGACGATATAGGGTATCAAATACCAATTGCTTCAACAATAACTTTTGATGGCGTAGAATATTCTAATATATATGCAACAACAAATTCAGTAATTACTTTCGGTAGCCCAGATCCAACATTTTGGGATTACCCAACAACCCCATCTATATCATTATATTCGATGGATTGGTTTCCAGGAGTAAGCGGAACATCTGGTTTAGATATTTATTATTCTGAAGGCGGTTTTCAATTAAACTTAAATATGGTTCCATTTGGAAATTATGGAGCACAACCTAGCACTGTTAATATACTAGTAGCAATTACAAACACAGGCGGACTTGCAGTATCCTATAGCTATCAAGGACCAGAATATTCAAATATGAGAACTGGAGTTAGACTCCATGACGGTAGCATTGTTTCGCTAGAGGCTTGGGGAGCTACACAGATATCAGCAGAAGAGCCTTTGCCAACATTGCAAGCAGAACCAGTTGTTGATCCAACATCATCACCAGAACCAGCACCAGTAACACCAGAAGAACAGCAAGAGGAAGTGGCAGCAGCAGCTGTACTTTCTGAGCAAATTTCAGATTTAAATAATTTAATTGCGGCTATAAATGGAGAAGAAATAGAAGAGCCCGCAGAAGAAGTAACTCCAGAACCAGAACCTTCACCAGAACCAACAACTGAACCAGATTTGCCAGAACCAGATGTTGAAGTTGAACCAGAAATAGTTACTCCAGAGGATCCAAGATTTCCTGATGATGACGAACAAAATGAACCAGATGACCCCAATCCTTCTCCAAGTCCTGATACCACAAATGAGGAGAGCGAAGAGACTGATCCAACTCCAGAACCTTCAGAAGAGCCAACACCTCAGCCAGAGGATACAGATCCAGTTCAAGAGCCTGAACAAAATGAATCTGTTGACGAAGAAGTTGCAAGTCCACCATCTGATAATAGCACAAACAATGCAATTTCTGAAGAAGAATTAAATGAATTAAATAAATTAATTGGTGTGAATGATGATAAATTGGCTGCTGAATTATCTAATACAATAAACAATTTATCTGAAGAATCTAAAGAAGAGTTGGCAAAAGATTTAGGAATAAAATCGCAGGATATAGAAATAATTGCGGCGGCAGTAAAAGATAACCCAGTTTTAGCTGTAGCAATTGTAGAGTTTTCTAATAGGGCTGAAGAAAATGCGGATGCGCCAATGCCGTATACTTTGGCAGATGCCACTACAGAAATAGCAGCAGAACAGTTTTTGTCTGATCCAATAGGGGCATTGACAAATATAGATTTTTCTAAAGTTTTAAACCCATCAGAATGGGGCAAGGACATGACAGATGACCAAAGAGAAAAGGCACAGGAAGTAATTGTGCCAGTAATTATTGCATCTAATATTGTTGCTGCCGCCATGACAAGGAGGATATAATGAAAATAATTAAGGCTGTATTTAACTATGCCTGGGAAGTAATTAAGGAGAGCATTGCCCAAATATTTACCCTCCTTGGCTTCTTTATCGCATGGCTCACCCTTACTGGGACTGCCCAGCAAGTGGTTGGAATAGCAACAGTAATAGCTACTATTATTTGGCTTGCCACCATCCCTTTAAGAAAAGAAGACTAAATGCTATAATAGAGGTATGAAAAAATTAGGTGCCTCATTAGCTAGTTTAATGCTAGCCTTCACAGTTACATCGTGTAATTTTGATGGTTCATTCCGTTATGAATGCCAAGACCCAGCAAATTGGGAAAAGGCAGAATGCAATCCTCCAATTTGTGAGACTACTGGAACCTGTTCAAGAGATTTAGTTGGACAGGAAGTATGGGATGAGTACCAAAAGACAAAGGTAAACAATGGCTAAAGAAAGATTAACCCCAGCAGATCTTGATGCAAGATTAAAGTTTGTTCTTGGAATTACTCTTGGAACAATTTTGCTATGCACATCGCTAGGAATTTTGTATGCTCTTATATTTGTAACCCAGCCAATTG